CACTATCCAAAAGGCTCTATAATGCGAAACTCTCACGATGCACGATTGGCAGAGAAATTCAGTAGAGACGTTCGTAATATTATAGAAGAAACAAATAAAAATGATGAAGATAGTTTAGGGAAGGATTCTCTGAATAAGAAAATGAGGGCAATAGCTCCTAAAATGAGACTGTCTGCCGATAAGCGTTCTCTCGATATGTGGGCTTTAAATACCGCAAAAGACATTTCCTATTTTTGTGCAGGAGTAAAAGGTGGAATAACTGGAACTGGGTGTGACCTTGCGATGATACTCGATGACCCTGTGAAAGACCCAGAAAAAGCACTCTCAGCCACTTTTAATAATGAGTTGTATGACTGGTATCTTACAACACATAGAAGTAGAAGAGACAGAAACTCGGAGGTTTTTGGGTGTGAAATTATAGTGATGGCACGTTGGAGCACGAGTGACCTGTGTTCGCTTCTTCTAAAGGCTGAGTCTGACTGGCACGTTGTGAGCTTTGACGCAGAAGACGAGAATGGCAATTCTGCTTGTGAGAGTATATTTAAGACTGAAGAACTCGTGCGAATGAGAAAAGGTTTTATAAACTCAGGCAGAATAGCATGGTGGAAGGCTCTGTATAGACAAAAAGTAGATGGAATAGGAAGAAAATTGTTTCCTCTTGAGAAGCTTCAGAGATTTTCTCCAACTGAATGTGGACTGGACTTTGCTGACGACAGACGCTTTATGAGAATAGGCTATACAGATGTGGCAGATGAGGGAGCTGACAGTCTTTCTTCTCCAATGGGCTATTATGATATGAGTACAGGTTGTGCCTATATAACAGATGTGCTTTTTACAAAAGAGCCTTCATCTATCTCTAAGGTGCTTCTAGCGGAAAGGATTGTGAAAAACAGGATTCAAGTAATGGTGTTTGAGAGCAATAACGGAGGAAAGATGTACGGGGAATTGGTACAGGCTCAAATAGAAAGAATAGTAGGTGGCGAAGATATAGACTACTCTCCTGAATATAAACACACTTCCTCAAACAAGGAAACAAAAATATTAGTATTTGCAGATGTCGTTCTTTCAAGTGTATATTTTCTCGATGGTGGACTTATCGAAGAGGGAAGTGACTATGCAATGTTTATACGAGAACTTACTGACTATGAAAAAGAAAAGAAAAATGAACACGATGATGCTCCCGACTCAATCTGTTCTTTGGCTAAAAGATTTTGTAAAAACGGAAATGTTCAAATTAGTTAAAATATCTCTTGACATTTTTTATAACTTTTATTATATTTGGAGGCATGATGAATGAAAATGAAGAAACCGTTTCGATATTCGCAGTAGGTGGCGGAAGAAAAACTCTGGAGGTTGCAAAGAACAGTAAGTCTCCAAAGAGTAAGACCTATGTGCGTTCAGTCAATTCAACTTATGTAAATCCTGTATGGAATTTTGCGTATCTAAAGGCTCTTTTTGAGTTCAATAGTACTCATAAATTTTGTATCAGGCTTAAAACTACTCTTACTTGTGGACTCGGATTTAAATATAAGTCTGGAGTTCCTAAAAAAATAGTTAATTTTATGAAATCTCCTAACAATAAGGCAGGAGAAACATGGACAAAACTATGCAAAAAACTTAAATTAGACCTTGAAATATACGGAAGATACTGTATAGAAATAGCTAAGGTAGGAGACAAGGTTTCGTTCTTTCATGTTCCTGCTGATGAGGTTTTTGTTGTACAAAAGGGAAATACTCAGGAAGTTGAGAAGTATATTCAGAAGTCAGCAAATTCTTCAAAGGTAGTGGAGTTTGTACCATATAACGCTGACACTGTTTCGGAAGGCGGAAGATTTCTGTATGTAAGCGATAATTACAGTCCTTCTTCTCGTTTTTATGGTGTTCCTGACTATGTTACAAGTATAAAAGCTATTGTGGGAAACGACACAATCTCTTCTTATATGCTGAATTTCTTTGCTAACAATGCAAGACCTGATTTCTTTCTTACAATAACAGGACAAGCTCTCACCGAAAAACAGAAAACTGACCTTGAGGAAAAGCTTTCTACTACAAAAGGTGTTGAAAATGCTCACAAAATGGTTCTCCTTACTTTAGGAAACGATACTGCAAGAGTTGAGACTAAGGAGTTGTCTAAGGTTGTTGATGAGAATTTCAGGAATACAAAACTGGATAATAGAGATGAAATAGCTCAGATACATGGTGTTCCTCCGAAAGTATTAGGTATTAGTTCTGCTGGAAGTTTAGGTAGCGGAAATGAGGCTATCGGAGCTTTAAAAATACTTGTAGAGTGCGTTGTGAATCCTGCTCAGATTGAAATGGAAGAAGAACTCAATTCTCTGCTCGGAGCTGTATTTTCTTATGATAAGGAAATATTTAGCTTTAACGTAATCAATCTTGTAAACGAAAAAGACCTTGCAATAATACACAAGACTTATTTAGAATGTGGTATTCTTTCTATAAATGAGGTTAGAGAAGAACTTATTCTCTCTCCTCTCGGAAAGGAATATGACGAACATAAAAGACAGGAAAATATTAGTTCAAATATGTATATCGAGAACGACAGTATGACTAATATTGACCCTGATAAAGATAATACTCAAAGAAACGAATAAGGAGGATTTTGTGTCAAAGAAAAAAGTTGTAAAACAAATGACTGATACAAAAGTAACTCATGTCTCTCTTGTGGAAAATCCTGCAAATGAAGAAAGCTTTTTAATGATAAAAAGTTCTGGCGAAACAATTAGAACTATTGTCGTAAAGGGCGAAGATATTATTGCTAAAAGCTCTGGAGATGTTGAGAAACAAATTGTATATGGAATTGTTTACTCTCCAGATAAATTAGATTCTGACGCAGAGTTTATGAGTGCAGAGGATATTGAGAAATCAGCTCACGACTTTCTGGCTAATTTCAGAAATATTGATGGAAACCATGATTTCGTGACTAAGTGCGGAGTTCCTGTGGAGAGTTCTATTCTTGTTGCTGATACTGATTTTGAAGGAAGAATTGTAAAGGCAGGCTCTTGGGTTCTTGCTGTTAAATGTACTGATGAAGCATGGGAAAAAGTAAAGAATGGTGAATTTACTGGATTTTCTCTCGCAGGCAAAACCACAAAGAAAAGTGTTGAAGTAGAAGTAGATGAAGATGGGAATGTTATTAAGGAATCTATTGTTAAGTCTGCGGTCAATTCTATTCTTGAAAAATTAGGGTTTGTAAAAAAGGACTTTAATAAAGAGATTGAGAATGCAGAGAACAATAACCTTACCTATTATATGGACTTGCTGTGGTGGGCTTTATATGATATTATGTGGAGTGCTACGACTGCCGAGGACAAGAAAGTTGAAATTCAAAATAGTTTAAATCAGTTTATGGAAAAAGTAAACGGGATGACATTTGTCTATAAAAACAAAAAAGAAGAAATCGGAGGTTCTGAAATGAATGATGAACTTAAAGGGATTTTAGAAGGAATCCAAAAAAGTATTTCTGACCTGTCAGCTAAAGTTGAAAGTCAGGAAGCTGTGTCTGCTAATACTGTAAAGTCTGTTGAAGGCTTGCAGAAGGTAGTAGAAACTGTTGTATCTAAAATGGTTAGTGTAGAAAAAGCTAGTGTTGCTTCTGCACAAATTGTCGGAAACGATGAGCCAATTAAAAAAGAAAAGAAATTTAATGCTCTTACTGGAGGTTTCAATGGATGAGTTTGTAACAAAAATGATGAATGACCTGCACGCTGTTCAGAAGTCATATGTTGTGCCATCTTCTAACGCAGACCTGTTAAATCAGGCATACGGAAGAGGGCTTGATTTAGATGAAGGTAATGCTGTTGTTGACCTTATTGTCAATCAAAGTGCTATGCTTCAAGAAGTGTTTGTTGACCCTGTTTCTACTCTTCGTTCTTCTATTAATGTATGGGATGGAGACGGTGGGCTTTCTCAGGCTGAGGAAGGTCATGACCCATTTGCTACGGTTGGGAATATCGCTACTTCTTACAATAAAGGTTATGATGTAACTTTAGAGCCTGTTCAGTTCTTGCACAGAATTAATAAAACAACTCTTTTAGGTCTTATGAACTCAGAAGGTTGGGAAAATGAAGTTTCTGCTCGTATGTTCAGACTGTATTCTAACCTTTTGCTTAAATTAGCTCTGTTCGGTTCTCCTGCTTCTGGAGGAGATCCTGATATTGAAAAGGGCTACAATTATGTAGGCGATAATGCTATGAGTCGCCCTCGTATCGGTGTTCGTGGCTGGTTAGATACTCTTAAAAAGGGTTATACTTATAAAAAAGAAGTAAATGGAAGCACAACTACTGTAACTGCTACTGTTGGAGCTGTTGTGAACACTTATGACACTTCTGCTTCTAAATTCAAGTCAATTCAGGCTGTATTAGAAGAAATGGTTCGTGCTTACCCTGCTGAACACGATGGCGAAGATGTTGTTATTATGTTGTCAAAAGCAGATTTCCTTGACTTCGCTTTCTATGTAGCGGGTAAAGATGCTTCTACAAGCAAATACGAAAGTGGACAGGTATATGCTATCGGTGGTTACAAACTGATGATTATTCCTTTCTTACAGAGTATTTCAAAGACCGTAACTGTATCTGCTGTTGAATATTATCCTGGCATGGTTCTTATGGGTAGAACAAAAGACCTCGTGTTGAAAATTAATAACAAGTTTATCGACATGAACTCTGACTATTATCCTAAACTTAGAACAAGAGACACCATCTATGATATTCCTGTTGCCTTCGGTGCAATTATTCAGAGATTTGTTATTGCTTACAGGGTTATCTCAAGATAAGAGGTAGATGTGAAAAATCCAAAAAGTAATGTAGGAACTTCTGAAAACACAAATGTAACTAAGCCTGTTGAAGATACCAATTCTGTTACATTTGTATTTACTCTGACATATTCAGACGGAAAAGAAGTCTATTCTAATGGAGAATACCACATATTACCTAAAGAAAAAGCTCTAATGTTTCAGTCATTAGGATTTGGAGAAATTAGTGTCAGCAATTAAAAAAGCTGTTGCTCTGGCTACCCTTAAACCGAGTGCCATTACAAAATTAAACCAATATATTTCTATCTCGATGTCAACATTGAGGAAAGAGATTGGGAGCACTTTGTATGCTCGGTTTTTGGAACTGCCTGACGATGCTCTAATATACGGAGAAACAGGGTATGTATCTTACGAACTCCTTACAGAAGATGAAAGAATACGGAGAGATTTAGAAACTGCTCAGGCTTATTTTCTCCTGTATTTTGCTGTACCAGGACTCAAGGAATTTGAGGTTGGGGCTGTTACTCTCGACAAGCTGAGTTTTGGAGAAGGTGAACTGACTCCAAGCAAGGTTAGCAGTTTAGAGCAAATGCAAGAGATATACTGGAAAATGGCTAGGGATATTTGCA